TCAGTACGTGATATGGATCACGCTGAGTTATCAGAGTACTTGTCTGCTGACCTTCATGCTACACAGCAATTGTATGATCGTTTGCGGATATCATACGAGGGATGCAGTACACTAGAACCAACAGTCAATCTGACTAATCAGTTAGCTGTACACCTAGCACGTATATACCAACGTGGTCTAAAGGTTGATATGAATGCACTAAACTCTGTTAGAGAAGAGTTCGAACAAGAACGTAATCAACTAACAGTTTCACTTGAGCAGCAGACTGCAGAGCTAATGGGTGATAGACCTATTAACCTCAACAGTCCAGAGCAATTGTCATGGGTTATATATAGCCGTAAGCCACATGATAAAAAGTTCTGGAAAGA